CAAGCATTTTCACTAAGTTTTACCCGGGCAAAAATCATGGGACTTAGAGGGCCGGGAGCCAAGGCCATCAAGCGGCCGGCGAAGGACGCCGTGCCCGTGTCGAGCGGCCCGCATGCCTGGGAGGCGCCCGGCCTAAGCCGCGCCGATCGCGTCGCCGCGTTCTGCGAATCGCTGCCCGTGACCTCCGGATCGCTGGCCGGCACGACGTTCAAGTTGCGGGCGTTTCAGAGGCTGTTCCTGAAGGCCGTCTATGCGACCGACCGGACCGGGAAGCGCCGCGTCAGGACGGCGGTGCTCTCCATGGCGCGGAAAAATGGCAAGACCGACCTGGCCGCCCGCCTGGCGCTCTGTCACCTGGCCGGGCCGGAAGCTGAAGCCCGCGGCGAGGTTTATTCGGCGGCGAACGATCGCTTTCAAGCCTCGCGGATCTTCTCCGAAATGGTGGCGATCATCGACGCGGTGCCGTGGCTGGCGGATCGCGTGTCGATCGTCCGGCATAGCAAGATGCTGGAGGATATCGGCGGCACTGGCAGCATTTTCGCCGCGCTGTCGGCCGACGTCGGAACGAAGCACGGCTTGTCGCCCTCATTCGTGGTTTATGACGAGCTTGGGCAGGCGCCAAACCGCGACCTCTACGACGTGCTCGATTCCGCGATGGGCGCCCGCGCCGAGCCGATGATGCTGGTCATCAGCACGCAGGCGGCGCGCGATGAGGCGCCTCTGTCGGAATTGGTGGATTATGGATTGCGTGTCGGCTGCGGCGAGGTGAAGGACGCGAGCTTTCATTTGACGCTGCACACTGCGCCGAAGGACGCCGACCCCTGGGCGCGCGCAACATGGAAACTGGCAAATCCGGCGCTGGGCGACTTCCGCAGCCTCGCCGACGTCGAGCGAATGGCCGCCCAGGCGCAGCGCATGCCGAGCCGCGAGGCCTCATTCCGGAATCTGATCCTAAATCAGCGGGTGGACGCTACGGCGCAGCTCATCACGTCGGCCGTTTGGAAGCAGAACGGCGGGCCGGTCGATCTGGCGAGCCTCGCCGGGCGGCCGTGCTGGGCCGCGCTCGATCTGTCGGCGACGCGCGATCTGTCTGCGCTGGTGCTGGTGTTCGCCGATGACGACGGCGGCTTCGATGTGGTGCCGTTTTTCTTCCTGCCTGGTGACACGTTGCGCGAGCGTGAGGATGTGGATCGTGTGCCCTATGTGACATGGGCGCGGCAAGGCCACCTCATCGCGCCGCCTGGGCGGACGAACGATCCCCGCGTCATCGCCAACAAGCTCGCCGAGCTTCACGGGCGGTTCGCGATCAAGGGCATTGCCTATGATCGCTGGCGTATCGAAGACTTGAAGCGGGAGCTGGGCGCGATCGGCTGCGACGTGCCGCTAGTCGCGTTTGGGCAGGGCTTCCGCGACATGGGGCCGGCCGTCGACCTGCTCGAACGGCTCTGCGTCGAGTCGAAGCTGCGCCACGGCATGCACCCCATTTTGACTTGGTGCGTCTCGAACGCGAAGGCGACGTCCGACCCCGCCGGCAATCGCAAGCTGGACAAGTCGAAGTCCTACGGCCGGATCGACGGCGCCGTCGCCCTCGCCCAGGTGCTCGCCCTCGCCAGCCGCGCGGACACCGCGCCGGCCTTCGAGCCGAGCGTCATGGTGGTCTAGGCGCCGCGGCGCGCATTTTCGGGTGCTGGCGTTCGGGGTTGACCTGTAGGATTTTTCCTGTATGTTGGCTCCGAACAATCCTGAAGGACCGCCTCCGATGCAGCCCGATCGCGCCGAAACTAAAGCCGCCTGCCGAGTGGTCAATCTCGACCGACAGAAGCTCGCCGATTCCATCGCCAACGGCGACTATCCGTGCGCCCCGGAGACGAAGCCCGGTGTCGCGCGCGTCTACGAGATCAACGACCTCGTTTGCCTTTACATCTTCGCCCGCCTGACCGAGCGCGGCGAGCCTGCGAAGCGAGCCGGGGAAATCGTGTGCAGCATCCGCGCCCAGCTTGAGCGCACGCCGAACACCTCCCGCGTTGTGTTGGTGGAGGCCGTCATGGGCGCCAAAGCGGCTTTCGACGGCGAGCAATGGGCCTTGAGCCGCGAAGACTTCAAGCCCGGTTCGCCGATGCTGCGGCAATCTATCTGGCACGTCGGCGCAGTGCGCGCGCTGGTGACGGAAGCCCTCGCAGGCGAAGCGAGCGTCCTGCGGGACAACTAATGATTCAAGAGCTGCTGACCATGCACCCGGATGGAATGACGCTGCGCGAGCCGGCGGACAACGGAAAGTCCGATGCGGCCGTGTGCATGGAGTTCTACGATCCGCTCAATCGGACCTGCTCGCAAAAATTCTCATCCGGCGTTCGCGCGTCGGTTCAAGGCCGTCGCGAGACGCCCGAATCCCAGCACGCCGAGCGCGAACGCGGCGTCGAGAAGGACCTTTTTTGACATGCGTCTACACGAACTGACCGAAACCCGAGCCGGAAGGCTCGACGCCCTCAAGGCAATCGCGTCCAAGGCCGAAGCCGAGAAGCGCGACCTCTACGACGCCGAGCGCGCTGCGTTCGACGCCGGCCGGGCCGAGATTGAAAAGCTCGACCGCGACATTCGGAACGCGGCGTTCCTCGCCGAGGCCGAGAAGCGCGCCCATGCCGAGCCGATCACCGGCACCGGCGACACCCTCGGCGCCATCGAGCGCCGTTTCCGCTTCGGAAAGGCGCTGGCCGAGCACGCCGAGGGCCGCCTGACTGGCGCGGAGGCCGAATGGAACGCCGAGCGTCGCAGCGGCCGCATGGGCGCCCTGAGCGTCCCCGCGAGCGTCTTCCTGGGCACGCGCGAGAGCCGCGCGCTAACGACGGCCGCGCCGGCCGGCGGACCCGGCTCTAACCTGGTCGCGACCGACCTTGGCCAGATGATCGACCGGCTCCGGCCGACGCTGGCCGTCGAGAGCCTGGGCGCAACGATCCTCCGCGGCTTGACCGGCAACCTCGATCTTCCCCGCGTGAAGTCCGGCGGCACGGCCGGATGGGTGGCCGATCACGGCGCCGCCACCGGCTCCGACGTCGAATTCGACAAGGTGGCCATGTCGCCGAAGACCGTCACCGCCGAATATGAAGTCTCGCGCCGGATGTTGCTGCAGGCGACGCAGATCGAGGAGGTCCTGCGGGCCGACATTGGATATCTGCTGGCCCAGGCGCTGGACGGCGCGGCGATCAAGGGCGGCGGCTCCAACGAGCCGACCGGCATCATCGCGAATAGCTCTGTCCCCGTGGTTCCCCTGGGCACCGATGGCGCCGCGCTGGGGCTTGATACGGCCGCTGACATGATCGGCGCCCTCGAAGCGGCGAACGCGATGGGCGACCGCGGATTCCTGACGAACGCGAAAGTCCGTAAAGCGGCGATGAAGATGAAGGACGGCGAGGGCCGACCCTACGGCGTCGCCCAGGTTTTCCAGAACGAGCCCGTCGCCTACAGCAACCAGGTCCCGAGCAACCTCACCAAGGCGGGCGGCTCCAACCTGTCCGCGATCATCTATGGCGCCTGGGGCGATTTGGTCATCGGCTACTGGAGCGCGGTTGATATCGTGATGAACCCCTACGCCGACGCAGTGGCCTCCAAGGGCGGCGCGCTCATTCACGCCTTCCTCGACGCCGACGTCGGGATTCGCCACCCGGAATCCTTCGTCGTCTGCAAAGACATCGTGGCGGCGTGAGGTGACGGCATGAACATCGCGGCAAACCCCTTCGAGCGGCGCAGCGCAAGCGCGGAGGTAGCGATGCGCGGCCGTCGCATGGAGGGCTACGCCGCGCTGTTCGGCGCGGAGGCGCGGATCGGTTCCTTCCGGGAATCAATCCGCGCCGGCGCGTTCTCTGAAAGTCTGCGAACCAAGACCGACGTTCTGGCGCTGGTCGATCACGACCCGGCCCGCGTCCTGGGCCGCACGCGTTCCGGGACTCTGAGGTTGGCGGAGGACACCCGCGGCCTGCATTTCAGCGTCGATTTGCCCGACACGTCGGCGGCGCGTGACGTGCTCGCCCTGGCCGAGCGCGGCGACCTCGGCGGCGCGTCATTCCAATTCTCGGTGCCGCCCGGCGGCGACGCCTGGCACGGCGAGAAGCGCGAGCTGATCGCCGTCAAGCTGCACGAGGTTAGCGTCATCTCGGCGTGGCCCGCCTATGACGGCACCGACGTGGCGGCGCGCTCTCTGGCCGCGGGCGGGATGAAGATCAACCTCGCTAAGATCTGGCTGGAGGTGCTGAAATGAGCCTATGGAATCGCATCTTCGGCGGCGAGAAGCGCAGCCGCTCGACGGCGCGCACGTCCGATCCCTACCTCGCTGAGTTCTTCGGCATGGGCGGTGCTGGCGGTCTGGCCGTCTCCCCGGAGGCCGTGCTGTCCAATGTCGCCGTGGCGGTGCGGTGCGTGTCGCTGCGCTCCGAACTGACGGCGTCCGTCGGGCTGCACGTCTTCCGCCGCAAGTCCGATGGCGGACGCGATCGGGCCGACGAGATCCCACTCTATGACGTTTTGCACAACCGCTGGAACGCGAACCTGTCGGCTTTCGAGGGCCGCGAGCTTATGGCCCGCGACCTCGATTTGCACGGCAACCACTTCGCCCGGATCGAGCGCAACGGCCGCGGACAAGTGACGGCGCTCTACCCTGTCCCGGCCCGCGACGTCGGCGTCGAGAAGCTGCCCGGCGGACGTCTGCGCTACCGGATCGGCGGCGAGGTGTTCATTCAGGACGATATCCTGCACGTCCGCGCCGCCTCGCGCGACGGCGTGATCGGCGTATCGCCCATCCAGCAAGCCCGCGGCGCCATGGGCTTCGCGCTGTCGCAGTCGGAGACGGCAAAGAGTTTCACGCAGAACGCCCTGCGCCCCTCCGGCCTTATCTCTGTCGCCCAGGCAATGGGGCCGGATGCTAAGGACCGGCTGCGGCGGGCGATCGAAGACAACTTCACTGGCCCGTCGCGCAGCGGCCGCTTCCTCGTTATGGACGGCGGCGCCGAGTTTAAGCCGATCGACTTCAAGCCCGCCGACGCCGAGTTCCTGGCGAGCCGCAAGCTGTCGAATGAGGATACCGCCCGCATCTTCGGCGTGCCCCCTACCTCCGTCGGGCTGGTTGACAAGGCGACATACTCCAATTCCGAGCACGAGGGCCGCGCGCTCGTAAGCAACGCCTTGGGGCCGCTCTGCGCCCGCATCGAGGCGGCAATGATGCGGTGCCTGCTGTCGGAGACGGCCCGCCGCTCGCTCTACATCGAGCACGATCTGAGCGGCCTGCTGCGCGGCGACACCACGGCCCGCTTCGAGGCCTACCGGATCGGCCGGGAGATCGGCGCCCTGTCGGCGAACGATATTCGCCGCAAGGAAAACGATCCCCCCATCGGCCCGGAGGGCGACACCTACCACCAGCCGTCGAACTGGGTGCCTCTCGGCTCGACGGCGCCGGCTACCGCGGGAGGCGTCGGGTAGTGAGCAACCGGCGCGCCCTCATAGCCCAAGCCGACATTCGCCGCGCCGCGCGCGTGGCGAAGTCGGAGGGCGTGCGGGTGACGCTGGAGCTGCCGGGCGGCATCAAGTTCCATGTCGAGCGCGACGACGGCGAGTCGCCGAAGCTCGAAAAGAACCCGTGGGAGGACTGATGGCAACGATCACCCTCGCCTACGTCACGCAGTTCAAGGACCGGCACGGCAAGACCCGCTTCCGCTTCCGCAAGAAGGGCTGCGCGCCCGCCATGCTCCACGGCGAGCCTGGTTCTGATCGCTTCATGGCCGACTACGCCCAGGCCATGGCGCGGGCGGCCAGCGTAGAACCTATCGGCTCATCACGCACGATCCCCGGCTCGCTGTCGGCGTTGATCGTTGCCTACCGCGAATCGGCCGAGTGGCGCTTGCTGGCGCCATCCACCCGCCGCATGCGCTTCAACATCCTGGAGAAGTTCCGCGCCGATCGGGGACCGTCCGGCGGCGCGCCCTACGGCGATCGCCCCATCGCTGCGCTGGAGCGCGAGGTGCTTCTGCGAATTCGCGATCGCCGCGCCTCAACCCCGCACCAAGCGAACAAGCTGATCCGCGTCCTGCACTCGCTCTTTTCCTTCGCTGTCGAGCGCAAGATGATGCGGCACAACCCGGCGGCCGGTATCCGGGCGCTCAAGATCAAGTCTGACGGCTTCCACACATGGAGCGCCGACCAGATCGCCACGTTCGAGGCGCGCCACCCGGAAGGATCTGACGCCCGGCTCGCCCTGGCGCTGCTGAACTACACCGGGCAACGGCGGGCCGACGTGGTGCGCATGGGGCGGCAGCATATCCGCGGCGACTACATCGAAGTCCGGCAAGAGAAGACCGGCACGACGCTATCGATCCCGATCACCGATCCCCTGCGCCGCGCCCTGGACGCCGTGCCCAAGGACCGCATGACCTTCCTGACGACCGGCGCCGGCCGCCCCTACTCGCCGGCCTATTTCGGCAACGTCTTCCGCAAGTGGTGCGACCAAGCCGGGCTTCCGCCTGAGTGCAGGGCGCACGGCATCCGGAAGGCCGTCGCCACCCGGATCGCTGACGCCGGGCACGGTGCCCATGCGATCGCCGCCGTCACCGGCCACCGGCGCCTTCAGGACGTCGCGCACTACACGCGGGCGGCCGACCAGATGCGACTTGCGAACGGCACTCGATCGGCCCTCGCCGGCACGAAAGAAGAACCGATCGATGGCAAACCCGAGGCAATTCTTGGCAAACTTCGGCGTAACACATTGAAACGAAAGGATTAAATTATGAGGATGGCGACCCCGGCGTGCTTCGAGAAGCGCGCCGAAATCAAGGACGTAGCGACGTCCAACCGCTACCGCCTCTCCGTTGATCCGAAACGGCTTTCGCGTCGCGATGGCAAACCCAAAGCCGCGCCGCCCGACCCCGAAAAGACGAAGCCCGCCGCGACGGCAATCGCGAACGGGCTTTCAGAGATTTACCGCGGGGAGCGGTTCCAAAATGTAGCGCAGGCGGCCCGCACGGGCAAGGCGGGTGCGCCGTGACCGCCCTCGCCCCTCACGTCCGGCCGAAGGTGGCGCGCGTGATCGCCATGCTGGCGACCGATCACGACGGCGAGGCGCTGGCGGCCGTCCGGGCCTTGCACCGCGTGCTCGACGCCAACGGCCTCGACCTCAACGACTTGGCCGCCGTCATCGAAGGCCGCCAGACCGCGCAGGATCGCCCAGGACGGCAGGAACCGCACGCCGAGGCTATGTTGAAGGCGCTGCTCGCTTCGGCCGTCCTGACGCCCTGGGAGCGCGGCTATTGCAGCGACCTGGCGCGCCTCATCTATCGCGGCGAGGCGCTGACGCCCGGCCAGATCGCCAAGCTGCGCGAAATCTTCGACCAGCGGGTCGGGGGTGCGGCATGAACGCCCCCTTCTCTGCCGCCACGCTCGACGCGGAAGCCGATACTGGCCGCGTCTTTGCCGTGCTCGACAACGACGAGGCCAACTGGTTTTCAACGCATAGCGAGTCGGCCGTGATCGTCGGCACCGACCCCGACGAGTGGACGGCCGGCGTAGCCGACCTGCTCGCCGGAAACGCCGTCACTTTCGTCCTGCCGGAAGGGCTCGACCCGTCGATTAACGCCGCGGCGCTGGTCCGCGCCTTCAACGCCTTCGCCGCGCCACACGTCGCGAGCCTGCATGTTTGCGACGGCTTCTTTTCGACGCCCGACGAGTGCGAGACGCTCGCCCGGCCCGTCTCGGATTGGCTGCGGGACTTCTCGGCCGGTCACGACGGCCCGCGAGCCGAAGCGCAGACCGAGAAAAGCCGCTTCCACGCCTATCGCGAAGACGAGCTAGAGGCGCTGGAGCCGCCGGCGATGCTGGTGGAAGGGCTGATCCCTGAGGGCGGCCTTGTCGGCATCTACGGCGCGCCCGGGTGCGGCAAGTCCTTTTTCGCAAAGGACGTATGCCGCGCGATCGAAACCGGCGCGCTATGGCGAGGGAAGCTCGTCCGGCAGGGCCTCGTTGTCTACATCGCGGCCGAAGGCGGGACCGGCTTCCGGCTTCGCATGCGGGCCTATCGCCAATCCCACCCCGACCTCGACTATGGCGCGTTCCGGCTGATTACCGCCTGCCCCAACCTGGGCACCAAGCGCGGCGATCTGCCCGACCTCATCGCCGCCATCCGCGACGCCGCGGCCGACTACGGCGACCGACCGGCGCTAATCATGATCGACACGTGCAGCCAAGTGATCGCCGGCGAGGACGAAAACGGCACCGGCATGACGACCCTGATTTTCAACTGCCGCGCCCTTCAGTCCGCCTTCCCCGGCGCCGCCATCGGCCTGGTTCACCACGTCGGAAACGAGGGCACGCGCCCCCGCGGCCATACCTCATTCATGGCCGCGCTAGACGCCGCAATCCTCGTCAGAGCCGACCCCGAAGGGCCGCGAAAGTCCGCGACCGTGACCAAGATGAAGGACGGCGAAAGCGGCGCGCGGTTCGATTTCGAGCTTGCCCAAGTGCAACTCGGAAAGGCCATGGACGGCACTCCGATGACCTCTTGCATCGTCCGCCACACGTTCGACCAGCCCGTCCCGCCGGCCTCGAAAGTGGCCGCCCGACGCCCTAAGTCGCAAGCCGAGCTTGATGCAACCTTCGTTCTGGAAACCGCGGAAAAGCTGGATTCTGCCGGGACAAGTCCGAGTTGTCCCGCCTTGCATAAGTTCACCGGGACAAGAGTTGTCCCGCGCGACGAGTTGCGCTCGCAATGCTACTCGCGCGGCTTCCATGCCGAAGACTTGAGCGACACGCGCAAGAAGGCATTTAACCGCGCATTATCAAGGCTTTATGCTGACAAGCTCATTGAGGAATGGGAGGGCTGGATATGCCTTCTTCCTTGATCGCCAAGCGGGACAAGTCCGACTTGTCCCGGGACAAGTCGCAGGCGGGACAACGGGACGGGACAAACCACCCCCCTTTAGGGGGGAGTGGTTCTTGTCCCGGTCCCGGTATGTCGAGGCCTCTCGACCCCGCCCAGGCACGCGCCCTGGCGCACCGCGTGCGTAGGCTGGCCCCCTCCCACCGCGACCCGGAGGCCTATCACGTCGAGAAGTCGGAGATCGCCGCCGAGCTGCTGACGCTCGCCCGCCGCATGGAGGGCCGCTCCATTGGCTGATTGGCCCTACAACACCAAACAGTGGAAACGCCTACGCAAGGCCAAGCTCGCCGAGCAACACGCCCTCTGCGAGCCGTGCCGCCGCCGCGGCAAGATCGTCCCCGCTACGCTGGTCGATCACATCGTCGCCATCGCCAGCGGCGGAGATCCGTTCCCGCCTCTCGACGGGCTGCAAGTGCTCTGCTGGCCCTGCCACAACCGCAAGACGGCCGCCATGGACAAGCCGGGCGGCAAAGGCGCCGGCTGGGCTGGGGCTGGCGCTGACGGGCTGCCAATCGATCGCACGCATCCGTTCTGGGGCGGGGATACCCCCTCGAAGGACGGCGCCGACGATCCCAAGGAC